CATATCGTGAACTCGCTATGCATGGTCGTGATGTTTTTGAACACTGGAGTGTGATTCTAGATGAGTTGGCTCACACCCACCTGACGAACCCTCCCATCCTATATGATTATCTCGATTATGTAGGACAAGAATTTGAATGGTAAAGGCTCCCGGAATAGGGCTCTCTATCTATGGTGTAAAGTATGAGAGCAGCAAATCCCGAATCCGGGCAGTAACAGACGAGGGCTATTTAGCTCGATTACACACTGATGCGTCTATAAATATAAGTCCTGTGTAACACCCGTCATTTAGGTGGAATGAGTGAACCACTTACTAGACGTAAAAATTACCCACTTGCTACAACTAATAAAGAATCCTCCAGTCCGTCCGGAACTACATCCGGATTTTCCAACGATGGAAATCTTGCCAATAAGAGTTCTATGAACACTATTGGTGACGTTTCCAACGCTATTGCCCAACCTGATGTTACACCAGAAACTCGTTCGCAAGAAATTACCGGTTTTATTGATGATGCAACAACTATGAATGCTAGTCTGCCCCATTTAGTCACTCCTTCAACAACTGTTATAAGTGACTCTATGGAATCCAGAATTCATACCATAGTTGATGTTTTGTCAAGACCCGTTAATGTTGCGACCGGTATTTGGTCTACATCTTCCTTACAAGGCAATACGATCCTTTCTTTAGATTTTCCCCAGGCTATCTTTGATAAATCAGTAAATGTTGTTGATAAATTAAATTTCTTTGCTTTCTTCCGAGCTGACGTTTGTATAAGAGTTATGGTAAATGCCAATACTTTCCAACAAGGTAAGTTACTTGGTTATTTTACTCCTTTTACACAATACGTTGGTGAACGAGCTAATGTTTCTAATTTCTTAACTTCAAAAACAGCATTTCCTCATGTTATCATTGATGCCTCAACTGGTAATTCGGCAAACCTGGTTATACCGTATGTGGCCCCATATTCCTCTTATCGACTTTTTGACAAGACTGGAAATATTGGATCATTCTTCTTGGTAGTCCTTAATGAACTATTCCAAGAGAATGCTACATATACAGTACAAGCATGGTTCACGAATATCTCAGTTGACCTTCCTTCTGGCCTTTTGAACAACCTAACCCCTACTTCCGCTGTACTTAACAACGTGCGCCGAGCCATGGAACAACATGGTGAGGAGCGCGTTACGCAACGTGTAAATAGAATGATAAGTAAGTTTAAGGCGCAAGTGGCAGGTGAAGCTGAACAAAAATCCTCAGGGATTATCAGCTCCACTTTCCACCAAATTCATGAAATAGCGAAGTTAGGAACCAATATCCCAGTTATAGCTGACGTTGCAGCTCCTGTTTCTTGGGTTGCTAAAGCAATTGCTGCTGTTGCAGAATACTTTGGTTATTCCAAGAATCAGGACCTGAAAGGTCTCTATAAAATGGGACAAGTCCCAGCTTATGGTTTCACAAATGCAAGTGGTCTCGAT